ATTGATAGTAAAAAAAATTAAACGTAAATATTTAATACATATCACCCCAACAGGATATTCATTTATTCAGTGCTTGGATGTATTGGGTAATTTAGAAATAAAAGACTTGTTTTGAGCAATGCAAACAAACCCAACCATCCTACACACAGCGCCATCAGGGCGAGTATACAGGCTTGTAGGCATTGAGCAGCTACCCCAAACAAACTGGATTAGCCACTGGCGTACACTCGTAGAATTCCATGACGACATGAGTAAAGCGTGGCTGTATTACGATGATAAAGAAAAGTTTTTGAAATTGGAAAAGTTTTTGTAAGTTTGGGGTCTATGGCATATTCTATTCAAGACAAAGAACAGCACTTCTCAAAGGTAATAGAACTTATTGAGAGCGGGCTTTCTTTGCGTAAAGCCTTAAAAGAAGTTCCAATATCTAAACCAACATTCTTTGAATGGGTAGATGCTGATAAAGTTAAAGCTGACCAATACACGCGCGCGATGGAGGAACGAGCTGATGCTATTGCCGATGAAATTTTAGATATAGCTGACTTTACCAAAAACGATACTATTGAAACAGAACGAGGCGAAATATCAAATGCTGAATGGATAAACAGGAGTAGGTTGCGTGTTGATAGCCGTAAATGGCTATTAGGAAAACTGCAACCTAAGAAATATGGCGATAAAGTAGATTTAACTACCAACGGCAAAGACTTGCCAGCCCAATCAGCACCAGTTATAAATATAATATCTCCTAATAAATGATAACTATTAACTTCAAACCGTCAATAAAACAGTTTGAAGCATGGGGCTATTTATCAGATAAAGAAACTCACTTTATTGGTTATGGTGGTGCAGCTTATAGTGGTAAGTCATATTTGCTTTGTTATTGGCTAACAATAAATTGCATAGCATATCCAGGAACCGCTTGGGGCTTAGCGAGGAAATCACTAACCACACTTAAAAAAACTACAATGCTTACATTGTTTAAGGTGTTTGGAGAGTGTGGTATTACTACCGATGTCTATAAATACAATCAACAGTTGAATTATATTGAATTCACTAATGGTAGCGTTATATTTCTTATTGATACAGCCTACCAGCCTTCTGATCCATTGTATACAAGGTTTGGTGGTTTTGAGCTAACTGGGTGTGCTATAGATGAAAGTGCGGAGACAGACATGAGCGCTATCGAGGTTCTTTCAACAAGGATAGGCCGTAAGGATAATGGTAAGTACGGAATAACCGCTAAGATCTTAGAGACCTTTAATCCCGCCAAGAATCATGTATATAAAAAGTACTACAAGCCATACAGGGACGGCAATATGATGCCGGGTTACGTTTTTGTACCCGCTTTACCAAAAGACAACCCTTCGCCTGACGTACAGGCTTATATAGAAAGGATTATACAAAGTGCAAATAAGGTTACTATAGAACGTTTGATTTACGGAAACTTTGAGTATGACGACGACCCCGCAACCCTTATTGATAATGACAGCATAATTGATTATTTCAATCCTCAGCATCTAAGCGCAGATGTCCGCGATTTAAAATATATGACTATTGACGTTGCTCGTAAGGGTAAAGACAAAACGGTATTCAGGATTTGGAATGGTTGGCTATGTATTCATAGGTCTGAATTAGCTATTAGTTTAACAACTGAAGTTGTCAATAAAGCAAAAGACTTGCAACGTAGTTTTGGCGTGCCTTTAACAAATATCATTGCGGATGAGGACGGTGTAGGCGGAGGGGTTGTAGACGGGCTAAAATGCAAGGGATTCATAAACAATAGCAGTCCTATTGATGTGCTTGACGGAACTAATAAAATAAAGCCAAACTTTGACAATTTAAAAGCCCAGTGTTCTATAAACATGGCTAAAAAGATTTGCCTAAGAGAATCAGGTGAGATTTGCGGAGATCCTCATGTTATAAAAGTTGTTTCAGAGGAAATGGAGCAGGTAAAAATAAAAGATATAGACAAGGACGGCAAACAAGGTATAGTGCCTAAAGAGCGTATTAAAGAGCTTATAGGGCGTTCGCCTGACGACTGGGACAGTATAATGATGCGCTACTGGTTTGAGTTGAGCAGCCAAAGAGGTTATATGTTTGACAACTTAAACATTGTTGATGCGCTACCGATTAACAGAGAAAATATATTAAGGCTTAGTTTTACAGACGTATCAGATACCGGTGAAGACTATTTTTGCACTTGGTTTATGGAAATAAATGATGGCAAAATATATATATTTGATGGTATTTACAATAATGAAAGCAGTAAAGATTCTATTGATAACTATAAGCTAAAAGCAGTTAAAAATATGTCTTACCTTAACCGAATACAAACTAAGAAACAAGGATCTGTTTATATTTCGGTACTTAGGGGGTTGGGTGTGTCTGTAACGGGATATACTGAACAGGGTAACAGGGACGAACTTATTAAAGCTTATTGTATGTTTGGTAATAAGCTTTATTTCGTCAGCCCTATGAGTAGCGATAACGAAGACTTTAAATCAGCTTTCGAGCATATACAAAGCTTTCCAAAACAAGGAAATTCATACGATGGGCTAAATGCCGCAGAGTTTGCTCTAACAGAATTAATCCGCTACATTTATACTAATTACAGATATTTATTATTATCTTAGCGTCTCAGACTACGACCTGAATTAAGAACCTAACAATTACCCCTTTTAAGTGTGTCGTAGCCTTATTAGGGGTTTGTTTATTATATGAATATTCCAAGAGTTCCAAAGTTATTTGACTTTAGTGAAAAAGAGCCAAACAAAATAGTAATCGGCGTATATGATGCAATATACCCCATACCCGATACCCCTGAAATTAAAGAGATAAAGTGTATTTTACATAACGGTATGGGCTTGTATAATTCGGGTCGTTATAAATCAGCAATAGCAACTTATGTAATAGCCGCTGACAGGCTAAACGAGTATATAAGCGAATTAAAAGCATCGTTGAATGAAAGCGTTTAAACTACAAATTATAAAATTAGAAAACGAGGTTACTAACACTGTTTTAGCTATCGGATTTGATATTAAAAAGCATCGTGATAAACTGCTACAACAATTGTTCACAAGAATATGCGTAGCGGCTCAGATAAATGAGCGTGAGTTAACCCACCACAAAGAAACAGGAGAGGTGTTTATTAACCTTGAATTTGTTGGTATGTATGTAATGGATATTAACTTCGGAAAAAATGTTATTGAATTTGAACCGTTAAAATGTTATCTTTATGACACAAAATAAAGTATTACAGCTTTCCGCCGACTTATGGAATAAGTATTTAGATATACCTGTCGATGAAACGCATCCTGACGACAAAAATGATATAAGGTTTCATATTCATGCCATCCAAAATATTATGTATACACAACTTTATAAAAAAAATGAAAAGTAATTAATTTTTCATTACATTTGCCTTAACATAAAACAAATAGGGTAGTTCATACTGTCCTTAAATAAAGCATCTGTGAAGCTACAGGTTACCCAAAATATTAAATATATGCCCATACTTGTTTATTCAGGTATGGGCTTAATTTGTTTAAATATATGAGTTGGTATAACCCGTTTACATGGCCGTCATATAGAGGAAGCCACGATAACAGCATACCAACGGGTACTGAAATTGTGAACGGAACAGTGGTTAATGGCAGCTACGATGTTTTTGAAATAGGTAGTCGTAAGCATCAGTATTATAGGGAAAACGAGAAATACGTAAAGTTGCAAGAAAAGCACTTTGTACTGAATAACGTTATTGATAAGATTGCAAAATCACTTAGTAATGCAAACTTTACCGATAGCAGCCGAAAAGTACCAACGCCACTACTTGACAAGGTAAATAACCCGAACCTATTTCAAAGTAAAGAGGAGTTCTTAAAAGAGTTTGCAATATTCATACTAAGTGCCGGTTGGACTTTAATATGGAAAAAATATAAGTCGGTTGGCTTTATTGACAGTATGGAATTGATTAATATCAATCCCGACTGTGCTGAGATAAAAGGGGATACGGTTTACTTTGAGTACCAGGGTCAATCGCTAAGCCTAAATAAAAAAGAATTTATTCTGTTCTATGACATAAAGCGTTGCCACGATAATGAAAAGGGTGTTAGTAGGATAAGGCCACTCCGCTCTCAATTAGACAACATAAGCGATGCGCAAAGGGCTAAAAGCATACAGTTGCATAATTCGGCTAAGACCATTATAAGCCCGAAAGCGCCTACTGGCAATAACATGGATGAGGGTTTAGATACGCCAATAACCGTAATGCCACAGCTACCTAACCAGCCTCCTGTTCGTACTCAAAAAGACGACATGCAGGATAAGCTTAATTATAGTGGCATGGAGAACGTTATTATTGTTGCAACTAAGGGCGTAGATGCTACCAACCTGAGCAGCCAATTGGCAACGGTAAAGTATGCTGATATAGTTGAAACAGATTTGCTTGCTGTTTACGATGCTTACAGCTTTCCTATTGAGTTAAGCCCATACGGTAAAGAAACGACATACAGCAATAAAATAGTAGCCGAAGCAAGCTTATATGACAATGAGATAATACCTCTTGCTAATAGCCTTATTAAGTCTTTAAACGCTGAATTTAACGGTAAAGTAGAAGTGGACTACAATCACGTTGCTGCCGTTCAGTCTCAGCAGGCAGAGAAAAATAAGACTAATCAAACAATTGTTGATACATACGGTACTGTACTCGATACAAACGCTATTAGTGTTGAGGAATACCGTAAAATATTAATGGATAAAGGCATATTGAAGTTATGAAAACAGAAGCAACTATAAAGCATTTAGAGGGCGCGAAAGCAAATACTAATGATCCTAATATTAAAAAGGAGATAGCTTCTAAGATTGATGCGCTTAAGAACCAAAAAACAGTGGAGAAAAATGATAACCTGTAAAGAATTACCTGGGCAGACTTTTGAAACAAGAGACGAAATGTTTAAGGCT